TGATCGGCCCCTTGACGCTGAGGACAGCGGTCTGACCGCGCATCTCGACGCGGTTGCCGGTGTTCTCCAGCGGTCGGCCCAGCTTCGCGGCTACCGCTTCCAGATCGATCTCCCCCGCCATCTCGATGCGGGCGATCAACGACTCCAGCGCTCGCGGGGTGATGGCCCACGGCTGATCGAACAACAAAGCGTCGATGTGCGGGTAGCGGCTCATGCGGCATCCTCCTTGGCTCGCTCGGCGGCTTGGTCCTGCTGTTGCTGTTGCGCCTGCTGCTGGGCTTGCGCCGCCAGCTCGGCCTGATCCGGGGTGAGCCCCAGCTCCTCGATCCGCTCCTTCTCCAGCGCGAGCTGCTGGAGCACCTCCTGCCAGTCGAGGCCCGCCTTGGCGCACTCGATCTCCAGGGTGGTGGTCCGGTTCGATAGCTTGAGCTGCGTCGCCTGCGCTTCCTTCACGGGATCGATCTCGTTTCTGCTGGGACCGATCCACTTGGCGCGGATGTAGTAGTCGCGGTTCTCGTAGAAGTCCGGCGCGTCCACCAGCCCGAGGTTCACCGCCTCCTCCAGCCAGAGGCTATAGACCTGGGTGGCCCAGTAATCCGCCATCCACTTCCGCTTGTTCACGAAGAACCGCTGGGCTTCCTCCAGCGCGGCGCGGGCGCTGGCGAACGTGACCTTGGAGAAGTCCTTCCCCGCCAGCTCGTACGGAAGCCCTATCGCGTTCCCGATCTGCCGGATCAGCGCCTCCACGAAGTTGGGGAAGGTGGAGGGAGGCCGGTTCGGGATGTAGGGCGTCAGCTTGTCACCCGGCCATAACGGGAAGAACGTGCCGCCTTCGGCGCGGATGCGGTACTCGTTCTTCTTGTCCAGGTAGGCGCCGGGGTCGCCGCCCATCAGCTCCGCGATCTGCGAGGAGTCCATCGGCGTCTCGATCACGCCCGCCACCAGCGCGTTGACGATGCTCGATTGCAACTCGGTCCGCTGGTACGCATCCAGCATCCGGAACTGCTCGATCACGGGAGCGAGGATCGGCTTCCCCCTGGTCTGGTCGGCGCGGTCCTTCTGGTACAGGTGGAGCACCCTCGGTCGGCCCCAGTCCGTCTCGGCGGGGATCCGCTCCCAGTCGAGGCCGGTGTCCCAGGTGGGGAGCCACCCCGCGATCCAGTCCACGGCTTTGCGGATGTAGTAGGCTCTCGGACGCCCGTAATCGTCCAGCTCGATCCCGCCCCGGAGGCTCTTCACGGGCTCCCGGTCCATCGGCTGCGAGAGCCGGTCCGTGTCGATCACCTGGAAGCACGTCCGGAACGGGGTGCCGCGCCGCTCCAGCCACAGCGGGAGCGCGAGCGCCTCGCCGTTCTCCAGGACGGAGCGCCAGACGAGCTGTGTCATCGAGGCGAAGTTGGTGATCCCCGCCGCATCGCACGCGCAGCTCTCGGCGTAGATCTGCCAGAGCGCTTCCACGTTCTGGGTCCAATCGTTAGCCCAGGCGATGGTCTTCCCGAGGGCTCGCCAGTTGGGCGCGGCGGTGAGCCGCAACCCGAAGCCGATCACGTTGTCCTGGAGGGTCTGGAAGCTGCCCGCCGCTACCCCGTTGTTCCGGTTGAGATCCCGCGCCCGCCCCACCAGCATGGGGAGGTTGGGGAGGAGGTCGGCATCTGCCGGGGCTCTGACCGGCGTCCAGTTGGAGAGCTGCTTCCGGGTGAGCGATGCGCCCGAGTAGGCTGTGTCGGTCATGCCGGTGAGCGTGAGCTGTTCGCCCGTCACGGGTCCACCTCCACCGAGATGCGCCTACGCGCGTTGGTCGGGGTGACGCCCAGGTACTCCGCGCATTCGCGCTTGAGGGCGTCGATCAGCCGCCCGAGATCGAGCGCGGACACCTGTCCGTACTCCACGCGGCCTAGCTGCGGCGTCTCCACCACCCGGACCGCTCCCCCGGTGAGGAGCCGGTCGAGCTGAGCTTGCGCCAGCTTCAGCCGGTCGCACGGCGTGAGCTCGGCGGTTTCCCTCGGGCGCAATGGATGTTGTCGTGGTAGCGCCATACGTCAGTCCAGAAACGAATCCCCGCTCTGCATGGGCCGGAACGTCGGAGCGGGCCGGTCCACCCACGCGGGCCGCGATGCGCTGCGAGCTTTACTCGCCGCGGCTACCTGTTGCTCCAGCTCGTCCCACCGGGTATCCATCCACGCATCCATCCGCATCGAGACGGCGGCGGCGCGGGCGTACACCCGGCAGTCGAGCGCTTCGTTCCGGTCGCGGAGCTTTTCCCAATGGGTCTTGAGCTGCCCCATCACCACCCGCGAGACGAGGCACTCCGCGCAGAGCTGCTCGAAATACTCCTTGGAGTAGGCGGGAAAATGGCAGAACCCCTCGGGCCAGTTCTCCCCCGCCCTGAGATCCGGGACGCTCAGCTTGAGACGGCGGTACAGCTCCTCCTTGGCGATCCCGCTATTGACGGGCCACAGGCGGACTCCCCCCTTGATTTGTCGCCCGCCTGGGCCCACCTCGATGAGCGAGGGCACGCCCACCAAAGATTGAACGTGCGCTTCGCCCTTGACCGCGATCACCCGCTGCGAGAGCATCCGGCGCACGAAGTTGTAGACCGCCATCGTCTGGAATCCGGCGTCGACCGCGAGCTTGGAGATGCGGAGCACCCCGCCCGCTACGGTCGGGATGTCCTCGTCCATCAGCGCGGCGAGCTTGTCCCACACCTCGGGCTGGTTGGTGTTCCCCTCCAGGATGCGGTAGTCCACGCTCCAGCTCTCCCGGTTGCGGCCCCACGCTACGATCTCCACCTCGATGCGGTTCATCTGGACGTCCGCGCCAGCGGTAAGGATGAGCCCGCCCTCGGGCACCTCTCCGATCAGGTACCCCTCGCGGCGCTCGTACAGCCGGTCCACGTCGGGCACTTCGCCCTCATCCTGGTACGGGAGGCCGAGGACCGTGTTCCAGAACGACTGCATTTTCTTGTCGGCTTCGGCCTTGGCTTTCTTCCGGAGGATCTGGGTCCAGCTCAGCCAGCCCACCGGGGAGTAGTAGGAGGACAGGTGGTAGCCCTTGCTGAAGCCGTCGCCGGTCGCGGTCGGACGCCACTCCCCAGCCGGCAACATTTCGTTCTTCTCGTGATCGTAGATTTCGCCCTCGCACTCCTGGCAGCGGTACGCGGCCTCGTTGGCGCGGCGCTCGCTCCAGATGAGCTGCTCGGGGAGCAGGACGATCTTCCGTCCGCAGCGCGGGCACGGGAGGAAGTAGTAGCACTGGTCGGTGGTTTCAAAGTATTGCGAGATGCGGCTACGGCCTACGAGCGTGGGGGTCGAACATATAAAAATTTTTCTACGGCGAAAATTGGTGGTCCGGACGATGGCCAGCTCGCAGGGATCGCCTTCCTTATCGACATCGAGCTTGTACCCATCTACCTCGTCCAAGAATAAATACCTCGCGGCCATCGAGCGGAGGCCCTTGGCGCTGTTGGCCCCGGTCATCACGAGAATTCCGCCCAGGAACTCTTTGGCGAGGATGGTGTTCCCCGAGTAGCGCGAGCGGGCTTCCTTCACCAATCCCCGCAGCACCGGGCTCTCATCGATCAGCGGGCCGATCCTCTGTTTCGAGTTGCGCTTCACCATGTCGGTGGTCGGCTGAACCACGAGCATGGGCCCAGGCGCGAGGTGGATCGAAAAGCCGATCCAGTTGTTTCCACACTCCGTCGCCCCAATTTGCGAGCCCTTCATGAAAATCACCCGCTCCCAATGCGAGGAGGGCGAGAGCGAATCCATGATGTCCTTCAAGAAGGGGGTACGCGAGGTTCGCCATAACCCAGGCTCGGGCGAGGATCGCGTGGTGAGCATGCGGTACTGGTCGGCCCAGTCGCTCACCAGGAGCTTGGGATCGGGGCGAGCGCCCGCCCGCATCGCTTTCCGGACGATCTCGTAGGTGTCCGCGATCCCCTGCATGGAAGGCGTCATGCGGATACATCCTCCGGTCGGGGATTGTATTTTCCATCGGAGTAGTCGTTGAACACCTTGAGCAGCTCGTTTTCGAGGAGCTGAAAGACTTTGTGCTCATCCGTCTCGGCTGCGAGCGCGGCGCTCACCCGTCCGGGGAGGTTGAGGCAGGCGTCCCGGATGATCCGCATCTCCTGAAACCGCGCGTGCTGGATGTCGCACGTCGGCGCCAGCCGCCCAGCCCGCTCCTCGAACCGGAGCTTTTTCAGACGCGCCTCGTAAATCTGGACCGCCGCGCGCGCCTTGGCGTATTCCGTGCCCCTGGTCGCCCGCTCCGGGATCTCGGCGGGAGCGTCGGGGCCGACTTCCTCTCTTCTCATCTCGACCACGCGGGGATTCACGGTGTCGCGGCCGCGGGTGTGTTCGACGTTCTCCTCCCACTGCTGCCGAGCGGTTTCGAGATCGAACATCCCATCCGGTCGGCGGTCCAACTGGCCCTTCTCCACCGCTTTGCGGATCGCGCGGGGATCCACCTCGCAGATCCGCGCGAGCACTCCGATAGGGACCAGCTTCGCCACTACTCGACTTCCTTCTCACCCGGCTTCCACGCCTTGGTGAAGTTGGGTTTCGCGGCCAGCTCGGGCATCCCGAGAGCGGTAGAGAGGCGGATGATTTCCTCGTCATCCATCCCCAGGCCGGTTTGGATCTGCTTGGAGGTCACGCCCGCCTTGAGCATCCCGGTGACGATATCGGCCATCTTGAGGATCGCGTGCGTTCCCCTAGCCCGGTTGTGGCGGATGGTCGACATCTGCTGGTGGACGGGATCGACCACGATCCGGGTGACCGGCACGAACCCGTGGTAGCGCTCCATCAGGCGCGGATCGCAGCTAAACATCCAGCGGTGATACCCGTCGACAATCTCTCCGTCCGGGAGCGTCACGATGGGCTGCGTCCAGCCATCCTCCAGGATGGATAGGATGATCAGCTCCCGCTCGGGAGGCGCGACGGCGTTGGGGTTGTAATGGTTGGCGTGAAGCGTGGAGCGGTCCACCCACTCGACGCGCGAGATCGGCTCGGTGTCGAAGGAGTGGCGGGGAGCGTGGCCGTTGGGCTTGCGAGCATCGAGGAGCGCTTTGGATGCCTCGTAGCTCTCGTCGGACTCCTCGGCCGCGAACACCTCCGCGAGCGTCTTGCCCTTGGGCGGCTTCTGCGGTTTCTTAGTAGCGCGTGGCATCGTCCGTCTCCATCGCCATTACCTGTTCCAAGGTGAGGCCCAGCTTCCGCTGCGCCTGGAGTCCGTAATCGGTGAGCTTTCCGCGACGCCGGTTCTTGAGGTCGCCGCGCTTCACCACGTTGGCGATAAACCGCCAGGAGAGGCCCGAGAGCGGATCGGCGTCGGAGTCCGGGATCGGGCGATGCGTCTTGCTCTTGTGCATCTCGATCATGTTCACCACGCTTTTCGCGATCATCGAACGGTAGGGTTCGGGGAAAAGGGCGAGGAGCCGATAGCTCCAGTCGCGCCAGTCGGAGACGCCAGCGGGGAGTTTCTCGGCCCCGTAGCCGTAGAGCTGCGTGGTCCCATAACGCGCAGCGGTGGCCGCGCCGGGGACTCTGAGGATCATCTTGTGCCACAGCTCTGGCCAGCAGATCGCGTACAGCCACAGCGTTTCGAGCGGCTCCTCGCCGAAGGGCGGGCACACCCGCTGATCCTGCATGGGCATCCCCGCCTTGTAAAAGACATCGTAGGTGCGGTTGTAGTCCCAGCCGAAGCGCATCGGCGCGGACCACACGTCCGGGAGGGTCCAATCGTAGATGGGCGACGCCGGGTAGTTGTGGCCGTCGCGTCCGGAGCCCAGCCAGTTGTCATCGAGGCGCTTCATTACCGACATCAGCCGCCGCAGCGATTCGTCGGCGCGGATCCCCCGGATATCGGCCACCGTCCCGTACTCCCGGCCATACACCAGCGGCGAGGCGTCCGGGATCGTCATCCCCGGCTTGAACCAGCTCACCTGTCGCGCCTCGATCCCGTGGAGCGGCATCTCCCGGCACCACAGATGCTTTTTGGTGGGATCCCAGCAATACCAGTACGGCGAGCGCCGCGAGCAAGCGTTGCGGTGCTTCACCGGAATGCAGAGCCATTTCAGGTCCACGTCATCCCGGAGCCGGACCCGCTCCACGTACTCCACGGTTTCCGGGTGGATGGCTTCCTCGTCCCAGAAGTAGGCCTTCACCGGGAGCTTGTTCATCGCTTTTGCGACTTCGAGCGCCAGGTGAAGGCAGACGGTCGAGTCCTTCCCTCCGGAAAAGGACACCACCACCGTATCGAACCGCTTGTAGAGCAGCTCGAACCTGTCGAGCGCCGCCTGATAGACGTTCCGCTCCAGCCAGTTTTTCTCCAGCCGCCTCACTGCTTCCTCGGTCGGCCAGGGCCGCGCTTGACGAGGACTTCTTCGGGGACGGCGCGGATCGCGACTTTGGCGCCGGTGTGGATTTCCGTCAGCTTGGCCGCGCTCACGCCGTTCACCATCGTCCGGTTGATCATCGGGTGGTCCTCGTCGGTCGGCCCGAAATCGGTGTCCGGATGGTAGGCGAGGACGCGCATGGGCGAATCGAGCGTCCGGAACTTGTGCTTTCCCCCGGTGTGGATGCAGAAGATCATCCCCGGCACCAGCGGCGTTTCCAGCTCGCCGCGCTCGTCCTGGGTGACGCACACGCCCTGCCCCGAAAGAATCATCCCGATCCGGTCGCTCGGGTGCGTGTGCATG